GGTCAGCTTCTCTCCTAACCTTTAGTTACGTTAGACTTCCAAACGGTCAAAAGATTCTTGACTTTGACCCTACCTTTATTGCTTCAGTCTTCTCTGGATCATTAGCTGCCTTTGGATTATCTCCTGCTAAAGCAGGCGGTGCTAATGGAAATTCAAAACCAGCAACAAAGAAAGAAGAACTGCCTGTTGTTTCTGCTGTGGAACCTAAGAAAGACTAATGGATTGGAACTCTAAAGTGAAACCCGAAAATAATCCAACACCACCTACATCAAAATATAATCTATTTAAGTGGGTTGCTCTTGGTATAGGTGGTGTTTTTGCTATCGCTCATATTGGTCTTTTAGGTTATTTGTTGAGGAAAGAACCTGCTGTTTATAATCCACCGTCATTTAATCTTCCTCGTGGTCCATACTCATCTTACAAGATCAAAGCTGGTAAGGATGGATATGAGATTGAGTATCGTGCTGATGATCCTAAAGTTCTAGAATCAGAAAGATCTCTTGAACTCGATAAAGAAAAGAAGGGATGGTTTGGTGGTGGATCTGAAAAGAGAAATGAATATCGTCGTGATGAATACACCAGAGAGGGAACACGCAACCTAGGAGGCGTTTCAGTAGATGCCGAGGGAAAGACCCTTGCCAAAAGCGAAGAGTGTATTCGGGCGGACGCTGGAGCACGATCTCAAGGTGCGATGGCAGGTAGTGCCCTTGCTGCTGGCGTTGCTGTTCCTGCCCTTGCTAGCATCCCCTACGTGGGTTGGTTAGCGGGTGGTTGGGCTCTACTATTAGGACAAAAAGTTGGATCTGATATTGGATCTGAAGTGGGGTCAGTATTCAATGACTGTTGATCCTAAAGTAGAATTTAAATTTGAACACCACTGGGGTGGTGAAGATAACTGGTATACTAAAGGTAAGAGATGGGCAAACAAACAAAATTTTCCCATCAATCATCTTGCACTTGGTATGTTAGAGTGGTTATGGAAACTCTATATTGAAGAAAGGGTGAAACAGGAAATGGAATCTGTTGATCGTCAAGCGGAAGAAATTATAAAACAATGGGAAAAAGAAGAAAAACAAGAACCAATTATTGAATCAAAACCATCAGATGTAGAAGGACTTGATGATATAAGTATAAAAGCACCTTATATGATTGATGGTGATTGGAATGATGCCCAAATAAATTATAGGAAATGGAGATGACACAAGAACCAGTTTGGTCCGTTATTATATTACTTTGCTGTGGATTGCTATTTACGGCGTATTGTGTGCTATATATTTTACGCCTAGCATTTAAGGAGATGCGAGAAGATGGGCAAAGCAAAAAACAAGGGAAGCAAAGAAGCGAAGAAGCCCAAACAGAATCAAGGTAATGCAACTGCTAAGAAAGCAAAGAATGGGGGCAAAAAGAAATGATGTTCCTAGAGTTTTTAATTGCTGGTAATGTTTTAATCGGTCCAGAATTGTGTAGAACTGATTTTCTCTTAAATGGTCAATTATATACTATAGAATATTCTTGCACTGAGGATGATATGCGTTTAATCTCTCCAGAAGAATATAAATATTGAAGAGTTTCTATATTAAATATGGGCGCAATGGTTCCACCTAGCAGAAAGAGCTGCTACAACTTTAGAGTTGTTGAAATTAACAGAGTCCTGGATGGTGACACAATTGATGTGACTATTGATCTTGGATTTGATCTCTATAAGAAAGAAAGAGTCAGAGTTGCTGGTGTAGATACACCAGAGAAAAGAACTAAAGATGAAGAAGAAAAGGCATTAGGTTATGACGCAACTCACTGGTTGGAAGAAAGACTTAAGGGCGCTATTGACGGGGACGATGATCTCGTTATCCGCACTGAGCTTGTTGGTGGTGTTGGAAAGTATGGGCGTCTTCTCGGGTGGCTTTATATCGGAGACGCAGAGTTGTCCCTCAATGAACAAATGATTTCTGAAGGATATGCCTGGGCATATGATGGAGGAACCAAACAAAAGAACTTTGAAGAACTTCGTGAGATTCGCAGAGCACATGGAACTCTGGTAGAATGAAACTTTTAATCTTAGACATTTTAATAGTTCTAAGATTACTAACTAATGATGGAATATTTCTTGAGAATAGAAGACCTGTTCCAAAGAAACAACCATCAGAAGTTACCAGTTTTGTTATGAGACCCTCACAAAAAGGTCGCAAAAAAACTTTACAAATATATTCTATTTTGTTAAATAATAAAGATTTTTTATTGTAATTAAGATGTCTCAAGCGCCAGCGAAAAAAAAGCAAAAAGAAGAAAGTAATAATATTATTATAGAGATGTTGTACCAAGTTGTCGTATATGTTCCAGTATTGATTATTTCCTGGATTGTAGATAAATTTTCAGATTGAGAATTTAGCAGACAACTTTTTAGCAATAGATTTTGCGGGAGCAAAGAGTGATTTAAATCTTTGCTGTCCCTCTTTCGTAAATTTATCTACTATTACATCGTCAATAATAACTTTATTATCAATCTCATAAAGAGAATTGATTTCAACTTGATCTCTGATATATTGCTCTACGTTATCAATTTGATCTACTAGTCTTGTTCCAGTAGAAGAATATTCAAATATATCAATATGACCCTCTTCGGCTAAAACATAATGTAAGACTGGTTTAACTTGTTTTACTTTGACTTTGAATTTTCTTTTAGTAGCTTCTTTAATTACTGGTTCGGCAGCATTTTTAATAGCATTAAATGCTGTGGTGGCAACCATTGTAGCAGCAGTTGTAACTACCGCTATAGAACCTGCTGTAGCAATAACTGAAGGATCTGGTAGATCAACTTCTATTCCATTTACATTGAAAGTTGGTTTGGGAGGAACAACTATTTCTGGTGCTTTAGTATCTGGCAATTCTCTAGTTTTTTCTTCTTCTGCTGCTGCTTTTTTTTCTCTTGCTGCTTGTACAGCAGCGTCAAATTCTTCTTGTGTAGGAACATCTACAACTGGATATTTGAAAGAAGGATCTGGTGCCTGAAATACAGGCACTTCTAATCCGCGAACAACAGGAGGTTCTGTTGATCTTATTATAGGTGGTTCTATGGTTGAAATTACGCTTGGACCATCAATGCCAATGAGAGGTATTTCATTGGCATTTATCCGCACATTGCCAATATTGTTGGAATTAATTGGTTGTATTTCCATTTACAACGTCCTCAACTTTAGGATATTTTACAACTACATCAGCGCAAATCTTATAGTAAGGACTTTTGGGATTAAACATTACACCTGCTTTATAGGCTTCTCCGCACTTTATTAATCTTACAAGTTCAAAGTCTAAACGTGCTTTGTCTGCTTCTGCTTGTTGTCTTTTAATTTCAACTTTTGCTCTCTCTTTACATATCTCATTTAAACTAGAATCAAGAGGAAAATTAAATCCTAAGCTTAATCCAGCATTAGCCCCATAAGATTGAAATGTTTCTGGGTCTTGACTTAAATTAGTGTTGCCAAGAACAAACGGAGCAACACTCATTGTTGGTCCTTGACAACTAACTCCAGATCCATAGGTATTGACAGCATATGGTCCTTGTAATACTTGTACAGCTTGATTAGTGACATTACCTGTAGCCGAAGCACTAGGTCCAGCAATATTAGTATTACTAGGTGCAGATTGGGCTTGTGCTGCTCCTCCTCCAAATAAAACTCCTATTGAGTAAATACCGACATAGAGTTTGTTGTAGATTCGGTTTTTGTAGTTCTTTCTATCCATGTTTCAGTTGCCACTCCAGGTCCAAGATAAGTTTCAGAAAATTGAAATGGTGCTCCAGGATCTATAAGTGTATAGTTGGCACCACGAGATGGGTTACTTGGAATATTAATATTTGTTCCAGTAACAGTGTAAGATTCGCCAGTTGTATATTCAACTTGCTTTATTGTTTCTATCACCTCAGTAAAAGATTTAGTTTCTGATGTGATAGTTCCTCTTGTAAAGTTTGGTACTACAGTATTTGCTAGGGCATCATTATTTAAAAACCCCAGCAAGAATAGTCCTGCTAGGATATGTTTCATTTGAATACACTCAACTCAATTGTACGTTGTCCGATTGCCGAAGTACCAGCACCACCAGCAGTTACAGTAGGAATACCAGTAGTAGATAGAGTACCAGCAAGAGATCCAGCATCTCCTCCAACTTGGGTTACACTATCTCCGTAGAGATTTGGAGAAGCAAAAATTCCAGAAGTTACAGATTGGGAAGTGACGGGAGTATCAGCAGCATTGAAACTTTCACTAAATGTAAATGCCTGACCTGGCGTATTGATGTCATAGGTTCCAGCCCCACCAACACCACCAAATGCTGATGATTGGATGTTAGTCCCTGAAACTGAGTATGATGCGCCAAGTCTTGTTGATTGGACAACAGCA